GGTCTGGCTAGAGCTGTTGGAGCGATTGTTGGTCTTGCCATCATTTGAGGCATCATTGGCATCATTTGAGGCATCATTGGCATCATCTGAGGCATCATTGACATCATCTGAGGCATTGCATATTGAGCTTCTCTGATAAACTTTTTATGAAGAACTTCTGCTGCTTTAATTTTGCCAGCATTCTCTAATAATTCTATGTCTTTACTTAATTGAGATAATTTTTGAAATTTATTCATTTATCTATCCTTTGGGGAAAACTACAATATTTTTCCTACAAATTGCTTTTCTTTCCTTTAATGATACAATTTACTGATGAACAGCTTTGAATTGAACTACAATCAATTTCTACGCAACTACAATGAAAACAAAGTTGTTCAAGAATATTTTAAAACTAGAAATCTTTCAAAAAAGATAATAGAAAACAATTTAGTAGCATTTTGCCCTTCATACTCCAGATACGAATTTTCATTACTAAAAGGCAGATTAATTGTTCCTATTAAAGACGTTCATGGAAATTTTATTGCTCTTGCTGGTAGGCAAATCCCAGAATTAAAAGATCAAACTGTTCAAGCTTTTTGGGACCTTTACGGACATGAACCAGCTAGGTGTGCTGACAAAATAAACAAATGGTCAAAAGGCAAATGGATAAACGAACCTTATCAAAAGAATAAAAATTTATTCTTTCTCGATATCGCTAAAACAATGGCACGTCAAAAGAATTATCTTATATTGACAGAAGGATATTTTGACGTTTATTCTTTCTATGACAATGGATTGGAAAATACTGTTGCCCTTTGCGGAACTGCTATATCTGATCATCAAGTTGCCTTAGCATCCAGATACTGTGATAATCTTGTTGTTGTAATGGATGCCGATGATGCTGGAAAAATTGCATCTGAAAAAGTAATTAATAAAATTGAAGAATTAGGCCTGAATGCTTTGAGATTATTTCTTCCTCTTGGTATGGATCCTGATGACTTTGCGCAAAAATTTGAAGTTTCATTCTTGGATGAAACTATTCAAAAAATGATTGAATCTGGTAAGAAAACTTTATATATTGGGGCTAATAATGGATAGAATCGAAACAATTTGGAAAATGAGAGAATGTAGTATGCAAGATGTCAAAGAACTTGCATACGATTTAGAAATACCTATCCCAGTTGCTCAAGTTATGATGACTCGTGGAATTGATTCAATAGATAAAGCTGAACAATTCTTAGACTTGAAAATTAATAAACTACATAATCCCATGTCTCTTCCTGATGCTGATATTGCAATTGAACGTATCAGTAAAGCTATTGACTCAGGAGAGAAAATATTTGTATGGGGAGATTATGACGTAGATGGAATTACTTCTACAGCTATTGTTGTTACTGCTCTCCAGAAAATGGGAGCAAATATAGATTACAAAGTTCCTCATAGAATGGAAGATGGATATGACATCAAGATTCATTCAGTTGATCAAGCCTTAGCATCTGGAGCAACTCTACTGATGAGTGTTGACTGCGGAATTGTAGCGTTTGAAACTGGAGCATATGCAAAAGAAAAAAATCTTGACTTAATTATTACTGATCACCATCATCCTAGTGAAGATGGATCTTTGCCTGATGCAATGGCAGTTGTAAACCCAAACAGAGATGATCCTTTTTATCCAGGTGAACATTTCAAGTCCTATAAGAAAGATAATTTTGAGAGATATCCATTTGATTACTTGGCTGGTTGTGGAATTGCTTTTAAGCTAATGCTTGGCTTGGCTCGTTATCGTAAGCTTAATGTTTTTGAATATGTAGATGAACTTATTGAATTTGCTGCATTGGGAACAGTAGCTGACGTTGCTCCAATGATTGATGAGAACAGAGTTATTGTAAATTATGGTTGTTCGATTCTTTCTAACAGCAATAAGCCTGGTATCAAGGAGCTTCTACGTATTGCTGGTGTGAAAGAAGTTACTCCCACTACAATTGGATTTCAAATTGGTCCAAGAATCAATGCTATAGGTAGACTTGCTGATGCTGGTACTGCTTTATCCTTGATGCTGTCTAAAGATGACATTACAGCAGCTAATCTTGCCAAGCAGATGAACAATGCTAATACTAAGAGACAAGAGCAGCAAGAGAAAGCAACTCAACAAGCAATAGATTTTGTTGAGAGAAATTTTGATTTAGAGAAAGAACATATATTGATTTTGGGTGAAGAAGATTGGCACCCAGGATTGATTGGTCTTATTGCTGGTAAAATTGCAGAAATGTACAACAAGCCTACTTTGGTTTGTTCGTTTAAGAAAGATGGATATGCTAAAGGTTCTTGTCGTTCTACTCGTGATTTTAATATCTTGGATGCTCTCAAGTCAGAAGAAGCTTGGAAATTATTCAAGAAAAGAGCAGATGGCAGTACTGTTTGCGGGGGTCATGCTTTTGCTGCTGGTTTTGAACTTCCTATAAAGAATATTCCAGCAATGAGAGAAGCATTAAATAATTATGCTCAAGACAAATTAGGTGAACCAAGCAGTGAGAAAATTATAGAAATTGATGCTCGTATGCCTTTTGGTGAACTAAACATCAAAACATATGCTCATTTGTCAAAGATATCTCCTTTTGGCAGTATGAATCACACTCCCATTTTTATATCAAAAAACTTGACAATTGTGGACGTAAAATCGTTGACTCAAGGTAAGCATGCAAAACTTAAATTATCCAATGGTGAAAAAACTTGGGTAGCTGCTAATGCTTGGAGGCGAGGATATATTTGCAATGAATACAAACCTGGTGACAAAGTAGACGTAGTTTATACTGTTGAAATTGATAACTGGTCTGGAAATAATAACTTAGTTATGATTCTTGAGGATATAAAAGCTTCCAGTTGATTTCTAATTTTTAAAAACATCACTATAATTGTAATATCAACGAGGGATCTTAAGTGAACGAGGATATTACAAAACAAGCAAAGATAAGGACTCAAGAAAATTTAGAAAAGGCAATTCTAAAATACCAAGAAGCTTTATTGACTGGAAACAAATGGCGGATAGATCGCAATTACAAAGAAGTATGTAAACTTTATCCGCCTTATTTACACATGCAAGAATGGTGGAATCAATACCATTATTTGTATGATTCACAAGAAGACTTTGCATCAGATTATATAAAGATTTTCTGTAATGTCTTATCAAATTGGAAACCCCGCAATACGAGAAAAGTATCTCGTTATGGAGGAAGTGGGGAATTCAAAAACTATTTTATTGGAGCTTTACAGCACAATTATATCAACTTAGTAAAAGCTGATAATGCTGGTAAGAGAAATCCATCACAAAAATGTCCAATTTGTGATAAGTGGGTGAACCCTCTTTCCACACATATTTTGTTACATCATCACCATATTCTTTGGGACCATTTAAGAAACACGGGTATAGTTTTAGAAGAGCTTGAAAGATGTAATTTTTGCAAGTCTCATAAAATGCCAAGATCTTATGAATGCTTAGAAGATTGTGAAGATAAAAAAGATGGATGCTGCGAAAAATGTATGATAATTCAAAGAACAGCAATTATCAAAAAGCATATTTTATCAAAGCACTCATCTATGCTTTTTCAGAAATTCAATGAACTTTATCCAGACTATCAAACAGTTTCACCAAGAGCCTTAAGCGTATATATGTCGGAAGAAGATGATAGTGAAGATGTTTGTTATTACGATAGTTTAAAAGATGATAATAAAGTAAATAATTTGCTAAGTTTATCTTTAAATGATGTTGAAAATAAAATTATTACTACTATTTTGAATGGTTCATCAAAACTCAAATATGACTCTAAAATGTATGGTTGTACAGCTTCAGAATTCAATAAAGCTGTAGAAAATATAAAGACGAAAATGTCTTTGATTGGAATTGAGGAAAATTAAAAATGGACAAGCTTGATGAACCTGTGAGCACTATTGCCACAAATGATAAGTCGAAGAATAAGACAAATGATCCAAGGATTTTAAAAGCAAGAGGTGGAGATCCAAATGCAGAAGATCCAACAAGAAGACCTACAGATCCAGTAGGCTTGAGTCGTAGTATTTTGCATGTTTTGAAAGACCATGAATATGTTAGAGTATTATCTGTCGGACCTACTGCTATGAGTTCAGTTATGACAGCGTTTAGACTAGCTTCAAGAGAAATTGAAAGTCTCACAAATGGATCTGTTCTTATTTGCCGTCAATCAGAATACAATGCTGAAGTGGCTGGCAAGAAGACTAAAGGAATTTCAACACGTATTTTTGCGATTGATATCAAGTTTGCATTGTAAAAATGAGAAAAAATAGCTGGTTGGAGCAAAAAAGACAATTTTTATCAGACTACTTTGCTAAGAAAAACAACGGAATTATTAACATTTCTGTTGAGGAATTTGTTTCGCCAAAAGAGAATAATATAGTCAGCAAATATCACTCCTGGACAAATCTTATTGAAGAGTCCAGGAACTTAAATCCAGCCATTGTTCTGTCATCATTAGATATACATCCATCTGGTTTTAGGGCAGATAATCCACAAGCTCAATTGGTTTTAGACACAGCTTTTCTAAAGAAAGTTGATGAAATTATTGATTCGCTTGATGAAAAAGACTTAGATAAATCTGTAGTTCAAGAAAGATTGTTAGATTATATTATTGCGAACAGATTATATAAAAAGAGGCTAGAAGAACTAATCAAAAAGCTTAAAAATTTGGACCCGTTCGAGTTGCAGAATTACAATTAATACCTCATACTAATTAAAGGAAGGGATAAAAAATATCTGATTGATTTCTTTCAGATATTTTTTATTGTCAAAAATATGGAAAAAATACTTCAAGAGAATAAAAATCGTTTCGTTTTATTCCCAATTGAACATCACGACATTTGGGATTATTACAAGAAAGCACAGCAGGTCTTCTGGACTGCTGAAGAAATTGATTTAGCACAAGACCACACTGATTGGGAAAAGCTAAATGAAGGAGAACAGCATTTTGTCAAGCACGTTTTGGCATTCTTTGCTGCATCTGATGGTATTGTTAATGAAAATTTAGCAGAGAATTTTGTTGCTGAAGTACAGTATACAGAAGCTAAATTTTTCTATGGTTTCCAAATTATGATGGAGAATATCCACTCCGAGACATACTCCCTTCTTATTGACACATACATCAAAGATAAAGAAGAGCAAAATCATCTTTTCAACGCAATTGATACTGTTCCTGCCGTGCAAAAGAAAGCAGAATGGGCTCTCAAGTGGATTGGATCTGAATCTTTTGTAGAGCGTCTTATCGCTTTTGCTGCTGTTGAGGGAATTTTCTTTTCTGGATCTTTCTGTTCAATTTTCTGGCTCAAGAAGCGTGGTTTGATGCCTGGTCTTTCATTCTCGAACGAATTGATTTCTCGTGATGAAGGATTGCATACAGATTTCGCAGTTCATCTATACAAGAACCATATCGAGAATAAGCTTTCCCGTGAACGTATCCTTGAGATTATTGATTCTGCTCTTGTGATTGAGAAAGAATTTATTACTGAAGCATTGCCAGTATCTTTGATTGGTATGAATTCTGAATTGATGAAACAGTATTTAGAGTATGTTTCTGATCGTCTGTTGATGGATTTGGGCGTAGGAAAAGTCTATAATACAGATAATCCTTTTGACTTTATGGCTAATATTGCTTTGCAGAACAAGACCAACTTCTTTGAGAAGCGTGTTGCTGACTATGTAAAGAGTGGGGTTGGTGAAGTTCAAGAGCAAATTTCATTTGATGAGGACTTTTAGTCATGGATATTATCAAGCGTAATGGTGGAAGAGAACCACTAAAATTAGAAAAGATTTCCTCACGTATCAAGAAGCTTACATATGGCTTAAATGAACGTGTTGATCCAGACATTGTAAGCACAAAAGTTGTATCTGGACTTTATGATGGTGTTTCTAGCACTGAGCTTGATCAGCTTAGTTCTGAGACTGCTGCATCTATGGTCACTGTTCATCCTGACTTTGGTAAATTGGCTGCTCGTATTGCCATCACTGCTCTATACAAAAATGTTGAAAAAGATTTTTCTGTAATTGCAAAGAAGCTTTACGAATACATTAATCCTAAGACTGGTGAAAAGGCTGGAATGATATCTGATGAAGTTTATGATGTCATTGTTAAGCATTCACGAGAACTTGATGGAATGATCGTTCATGATAGAGACTTCAATTTTGATTATTTTGGATTTATGACTTTACGTAAATCTTATCTACTCAAAATTGATGGTGAGGCAGCTGAAACACCTCAACATCTTTATATGCGTGTTGCCGTTGGTATTTGGCGTGAAAATTTAGAGATGGTTCAGAAGACTTACGATATGCTTTCTCAAGGTCTTTTTACTCACGCTACTCCAACTCTTTTTAACGCTTCAACTAATCGTCCTCAATTATCATCTTGTTTCTTGCTTGATATTGATGATGACAGTATTCCAGGCATCTACAAGACACTTTCAGATTGTGCTTTGATTTCTCAATCTGCTGGTGGAATTGGTATCAACATTCACAAGATTCGTGCTAAGGGTAGTTATATCAAGGGTACTAATGGATATTCTAATGGAATTATCCCAATGCTCAAGGTGTTCAATGAAACTGCACGTTATGTTGATCAGGGTGGTGGAAAGCGTAAGGGTTCAATTGCTGTTTATCTTGAGCCTTGGCACGGTGATATCTTTGACTTTCTTGAACTTCGTAAGAACCAAGGTAAGGAAGAATTACGTGCTAGAGACTTGTTCTTAGCTATGTGGATTCCTGACTTGTTTATGAAGCGTGTTGAGGCTGATGGTAATTGGTCTTTATTCTCTCCTGACCAAGTTCCAGGCTTGATTGATGCTTATGATTCTCCGGACAAGAAATCTTTTACTGAACTTTTTGAGAAGTATGAGTCTGAAGGTAAAGCTCTCAAAACAATTAAGGCTCGTGAATTGTGGGAAAAAATTCTTGATTCACAGGTTGAGACCGGCACTCCTTATATGCTTTATAAGGATGCGTGTAATTACAAGAGCAATCAGAAGAATCTTGGAACAATCAAATCTTCAAACCTCTGTACAGAAATTTTGGAATATACAGATAAAGATGAGATTGCTGTATGTAATCTTGCTTCTGTTGCATTGCCAAAGTATGTAATGATTCCATCTGGTAAAGTTCGTGAGAAGGATAAGAAATTACGCAAGTATGACTTCAAATTCTTATATGAAGTTGTTTACCAAGCAACAGTTAATTTGAATCAAGTTATTGATGTAAATTTCTACCCAACTCCTGAAACAAAGAACTCAAATAACAAGCATCGTCCAATTGGTTTAGGTGTTCAAGGTTTGGCTGATACCTTTGTTATGATGGGTTTACCTTTCGAATCAGATGAAGCAAAAAAATTGAACAAAGATATCTTTGAAACAATTTATTTTGCTGCTCTTACTGCGTCTAAGGACTTGGCTAAGCAATATGGCTCTTATGCGTCTTTTGAAGGATCTCCAGCATCTCAAGGTTTACTACAATATGACCTCTGGGGACTTACTGAAAATGATCTTTCCGGTATGTGGGATTTTTCAACGCTCAAAGAAGAAATCAAGCAATTTGGTTTGAGAAATTCACTTCTTGTTGCTCCAATGCCTACAGCTTCAACAGCTCAAATTCTTGGAAATAATGAATGTTTTGAGCCTTTCACTACCAATCTCTATAAGCGTAATACTTTGAGTGGTGAATATGCTGTTATCAATAAGCATTTAGTAGAAGATCTTGTAAATTTGGGTATCTGGAGTGACAATGTTAGATTGAAGCTATTCAATGAGAATGGATCAGTACAAAACATTCCTGAAATTCCAACTGACATCAAGGAAGTTTACAAGACAGTTTGGGAGATGAAGGGAAAGTCTATTCTTGAAATGGCTCGTGATCGTTCATTTTTTATTGATCAATCACAATCATTGAATATGTTTATGGCTGAACCAACTGCAAGTAAATTGTCTTCTGCTCATATGTATGGTTGGAAATTAGGTCTTAAAACAGGTATGTATTACTTACGTGTCAAGCCTAAAGCACAAGCATTAAAGGGCCTTGGAATTGATCTTTCAAGTGCATCAATTCAAGAAGTAGAAAAACCTAAAGAAATGGAGCAAATGAAGGATTTTGATCCTAGTGAATTTACAGCAAAGGTATGTTCTCTAGACAATCCAGATTGCGAAAGCTGCGGAGCATAAAAAAAGAGGGGATTTCTCCCCTCTTTTTTTATTTTGGTTTATAGTACATAGTTCTGGAAAATGTGTCTGTTAAATCATAATCTTTTCTTCTTCCAGCATTATCTACAAATTCATTTCGCTCATAAAATCTTTGAAGAGCACCTTTTTTACCTTTTTCAGGTTCAGGGTTGAGGACAATTGGTTTGTTTACTCTTTGGCTATATTCTTTAAGAGCAGTAATTATTTCTGTTCCTATGCCAATCCCTCTCATTTCTTTGGGGATAAATATTTTATCTAATTTGATTTTGTTTTCATATTCATTGATTCTTAAAACAATTTCTGGATATTTATTTATGAAGAAATTGATTAATTCTAGAATATCATTTTGTTCTTGGGCAAATTTGTACCACATATTATTTCCTTAAAACTTGCGCTTGTTTGGATTTGTAGTAATTTAACAATTCTTGTTTTTGTTTTTCAGATATTCCAGTATTGTTATAAATTCTCATAAATAATAAATTTCTTCTTGGAATTTTTGCAGTAAATAATTTGTCTACTGCTTGTTTAGCTACATTTATGCTTGATCCAATATTTCTAAACTTACCGCCTGGGAATAAGCTTGAATCTCCAAAAATATCTCCTTCTTCTATGGTTTTGTTTAATATATTTGTATGAGAATTTTTAACTCTATTTATTCTTGTTCGCAATTCATATGCAATTTTTTTCTTTTGAGCGTCATTCATTTTTTTTGTAAATTCGCTTGTGTTAATTGCATTGTTTATTTTTTGTTCCACTGCATTTGTGTCTAAACTATAATCTCCAGAGCTATCTAAATGAAAATCGTAATAAAGATAGTCTTCTGGATTTTTATAATTAAGTGGAGGAAAAATTTGTTTTATTAAATTATTAGCTAGATATTCAATTTCAAAACTATCGTTTAAATAAGTGTTATTTTTTGAAGAGCTTGCATTGATAATGCTTTGACCAATTTTATATTCCAACTCATCAACTGGTACAAGTTGATCAAAAACAGAGACTTGTGGAATTTTATTTAATTTATTTTTTGGTATTTTGTTAATAGAGTATCTAGGATCCCAAAATTCTCCAAAGTTTTTTGGATCTTTTTCTAAGTAAGATAACTCAGTTGGCATATATTCATCTAATGGATGATAAGGTTTAGGTTGAGAAATTAATGAGTTAAGCACTTTGGAAGGTCCATAATATTTTGCCATTCCAATATTAATGTCTATAAAGTCTTTGATTGCTTTTGGTAAATAAAATTTACTTACACTTGTACTCGCATCTTTTTCAAGTATTTTATTAAATCTTGTCCCATTAATATTAAAAGAATTAGGATTAGGTTTTTTATCAGAAGATATACCAATTGTTTTAACAGCTAAATCTATTTCTTTTTGATTTGCAGGATTGTTGATAAACATCATCAATCCATTAACATATTTGACTATTTCGTTAATTTTTTGTTTATTTGATAATAAAGATTTTGCATAAGAATTTTTATCACCCTTGAATTTATCTATGGCATTTTGAAAAGCGCCAACTAAAGCAGTATGTCTAGCTGCATTATAATCAGATAAATCTTTTTCTTTATTTTCATTAAAATTAAATTTTCCACTTTCGACAGGTTCGGTAAATTGTAAATTTATAAAATCCGAAGGGTTTATTTTTTTTCGAACATAATCTAAAAGTTTATTTTGTTTAATGTTATTTTGAGAAGTTTCTTCAAATCTGAAATTGTATCCCTTTTTCATCAGAAGTTCAAATGCCTCAGCAAAAGCTTCCTTGTAGCTCTCCTCACCATAAATTGATGGAGAACCTTCTGTCATCATTTTTTTTTCTTCATCAAGTGGTTGAAAATCTGTTAAAAGATGTCCAATTTCGTGATCCAACGCCATTGCAATACTATCTTTGTCAGAGAAAACTTTATTACCACCTAATTCAGCAAATGCTGCAGGTTTAACCCCAGAAGCTTTATCAGGATGAATTTCAGAGACAATATTTACAATAGTCTCACCATGGAAAAAACCTTTATTATATTTGGATAATACATTGAGAACTCTTTTTAATATCTCGTTTATTTCTGATTGCGGTATATTAAACTCTAACATATTATTATAAGGATCATCCAAAGACCCATAATCTTTAGGATATTTGAATAAAATTCTTATATTTGGATATTCTTGATAAAATCCAAAATAAGAACCTCTTGGGTCATATTTTGTTTTATTTTTTACACGTCTAGCAGGACTATAAAAAGTTAGTGATGTACCATCAGCTTCTTTTTTAACTTCACTTTTCCATTCTCTAGGTCTAAATACAGATCTTTCTTGTGCAATTCTATACCACATAATTTACTTTTACTATATGTTGTGGTAAAATCCTTGTATGGCAAAATCAGTAGTTAGAGAAGTAAAAATTTTAGATGCAGTATTGAAAGAAGATGAAGGCACTGAAGATGAGCCTACAATTGTTCAATTTATTTGGCTTCAACTTCAAGATGTAAAGTCTGAAAGAGTTTATGCTGCTGTTTTATCGTTGGATGATATCAAAGAATTGACCAAAATGGATCGTTATTTGGAAGGTAGAGAACTTATCAATTTTTCGATTGCTCTCAAGAATCGTGAACATCCATTATCTCTTATCTTCAATCCAGATGATGAAGAGATTACTGCCGATATGATTAAGAATGAGGAAGGAATTTAATATGGCTGCATCAGGTAGTGGACAAGTTACAGTAAATATGCCTACTGTTGCTAAGGCAACAGTTGAAATTAAAGCTTTTCGTGAGAGCGCAGTAATTCCCAAGAAGGCAACTGAGAGTGCTGCTGGGTATGATCTTTGTGCTTGGCTTAAGGAATCTTATGATGAGCAAACTCTTATTGCTCCACATTCAACTTTGATTGTTCCTACTGGCTTGAATGTAAATATTCCAAATGGGTACGAGATCCAAATTCGCCCTCGTTCCGGTTTAGCTGCAAAATTTGGCGTCACAGTTCTCAATACTCCAGGCACTATTGACAGTGATTATTGTGGCGATGGAGAAGATTTTGAACTTAAGGTTATTCTTATTAACCACAACAAGATTCCATTTTCAATCAAGCATGGTGATCGAATTGCTCAAATGGTTGTAGCAAAGTTGGCAGATCACGAACTTGTAGAAGTTGAAGAATTTACTTCAACTGACAAGACATCCCGCAAGGGTGGATTGGGTAGTACAGGTAAGTAATGGAACATAACATTGACCAAGCCACAAAGAATTACACTATTTTTTGTGATTTAGATGGAACACTTTGGGAACAAGGTGATCCTACTGAAATTGCCAAACCTGGATATCAACCTAAAATTATTCACGGAACCGTAGACAAGGTTCGTGAATGGGATAGCAAAGGCTATAAGATCATTCTTACTACTGGACGTAAAGAAAGCTTGCGAGATGTAACAGTCAAGCAGCTTTCTTATGCTGGTATTGTTTATGATCAATTAGTAATGGGCATTGGCGGTGGGTCTAGAGTTCTTATAAATGATTTGAGAGCTAATGGAGATCAGTCAGCCTTTGTTTGTCAGCCAAAGCGCAATGAAGGTGTAGCAGGGATAGATTTATGATGTATCCAGAATTTAAAAAATTTGTGAACTTAATTGGACACGATATTACAATTTCAGGATATGGAACTTTACCAAGGGCAGAAAATCCTTGCTTTGTTCAAACTAAACAAAGAATTATTGGTAAAGTTGCAAGCGTTCCTGTTGCTGAAACTCATTTTGAAAAGATTGTAAATCTTCCTGATCCTGAAGATGGTGTTTATTACATAGTCAACAGAGTATCAATGGAGTTCATTCCATTTGATCGTGAAGATGTATTTAGTGTAGATACAGGTCCAACAGCAATTCGTGATGAGAGTGGTCAAGTTGTAGCAGTTACTCAGTTATCATTATGAGTGATCCAGAATTTATTGAATCTATTGAATGCAAAGAAATTGCAGAAAAACTTATTTCTAAATATTATCCATTTATAGGATATGTAAACTTAGATTTAGTTCACTTTGTTGAAATGGATGGATATAAAGGAAAGAATGCCCCGCCATATATTATGTCGGGGTTAACTCAATCTTGGGCTAGGGGAATTTTACAATCTCTTGGCAATGGTAAAGTTTATTGCCTTGGAGTCTGGTCTGATCTCTGGGAAGAATTAGAGCAGTCAAAAAAAGAATGGATTATTTTCCGTTGCTTGTACTCTATAAGTCCTTCACAAGATGGTAAAATTCGTTCATTCGATGTACAGGATTTTGGCTTTATTACAGAATACTTTGTTAGAGCCGGATATGGTCCATACTGGATATTGAAAGATGGATTGCCTTCATTGTTGGATGGCACTCACGCTTTACCTTTAATTTTACCAATGGAAGATGATGATTAGTCAAAGCTATTACAATAAATATCGCCCTAGAACATTTAAGGATATCAAGGGTAGTAAATCTGCTGAAATTCTTGAAACACAGATTCAGAATAAAAGGACTACTCATGCTTACATCTTAGCTGGTCCTCCTGGCACTGGTAAGACAACTCTTGCCCGTGTTGCTTCAGCTCATCTTCTTTGTAATGACGATCAAGATGATTTGAAGGATATGGTGTTGAGTGATGAGCATCCTGATGTTTATGAAATTAATTGCGCTGTAAATAATGGTGTTGATCATATTCGAGAAAATGTAGTTCAACTATCTCGTCTTGCTCCAACTTTGGGTAAGTACAAGATTTTTATTCTTGATGAAGCTCAAATGCTTACCACTCAAGCGCAAACATCTCTAATTAAGCTTACTGAAGAACCACCAGCGTATGTAAAGTTTTTCTTTTGCACAACTGACCCACATAAAATTCTTCGTGCAATACATACTCGTTGTCAGACTTTTCTTATGAAGAAATTGACCAAGCAAAATCTTGTTCAATTATTAGAAGAAGTTTGTGAGAAAGAAAATCTTGTTTATGACGAAGAAGCCTTGAATCTTATTGCAACTGATGCTGAAGGAAGTGCTAGAACTGCTCTTTCTATTCTTGAACAAGCTTCTATGAGTGATATATCAGAAGAAAACATTAGAGAGTTGCTTGATAGATCACCAAAACAATTAGCAATTGATCTTTCTTTTTGTGTTATCAATGAAGATTTTGCCAATGCTTTTAGAATAATTCAAGCTTCCAATGCAGAGGGAAGAAACTTAGGTAATTTATTACTTGAAACATCTCAAATCTTCATAACAGCATTCAGATATGTTGTAATAAAGACAAAAAAGGGTGAAAGAGTCCCTGATATAGAAGAAATAGCCAAGTCTGTTGATACTTTGTTGCTTATAGATATCGCAGAACAATTGTATAACATTTCAAAAGATATAAGGCAAACTGTCTCTGAGGATATTGTTGCAACTACAGGTATCCTCAAAATTATAGAAAAGTACGCAAATAGGGAAAAGGCGTAAAAAGAAGTTTTTATAATGAATTATGCCTTCGGGAGTTTTGATGGCAACCGAAGATTTCAGAATAGTAAGAATAGTCAATAGAGCAAAAGCAGGTAATGAAGCAGCCTTTAAAAAACTGCTCAAGATGGTAGAACCAGATCTCAAAAAGATTGCACCACACTTTTTCATAGTCGGTGGAGACAGAGAAGATGTAATGCAAGAATTGAGATTAGGTGTATTTAAAGCGGTAAATTCCTACGATTGTACTAAAGATACAACATTTAAGAACTTTTGCGTAAATTTAGTTTGTAAAAGACATCTTGCAACAGCTATAGCGTCAGCGAAAAGAATGAAGAATTCAGCTTTGAATGATTCTATTTCGCTTGACGCTCCTTTTATTTTAAATGACGATGGTAATTTCCATTCTTTGGGAGACTATATCCCTGATAAGAAAAATCCTTATGATGAATCTCCAGAAGTAAATTTAGTAGAAGATCTTATTGTTAGAGAAGAACTAGAATTAAACTCAGAACTATTGATGGACAAGCTTACGCCATTAGAGGCAGATATATTTGTTGAGTATGGCCACAATTCTTCATATAAAGAAATTTCACAAACACTAAGTGTTCCAGCCAAATGTGTTGACAATGCACTTACAAGAATTAGAAAAAAAGCATCTGAAGTTTATACTCAATTCAAAGATGATGAGAAGAAGGATGCTACTCATAAAGTGCCAAAAAGTAAGTTATGATAAATTTTCTTCGCACTGCTTCTATCCTAGACAATTTAGGATGCTTCAAACTTGCTGACAAATTTACCAAAGTTGCAATAGATCAATCAGATTTAGACTTTGATACTGTGTATAGAAATCCAGAGACATATTCTGATTTTGCATTAACTAAAGCAAGAAAACAAGGCAGAGATATTGTAGAGGTTCTTGGAGATGAAAAGTTCACTGTAGATCCATCAAAAGATCCTATGGAACAACTTGTTGAAAGATCCAAAGGAACAAGAAGACATTTTGCAATTTATCCTCAAATTATTTTATTTCCTGAAAGTGGAGTATGGAAATTTTTCTTTTTAGATCCTTTATCATTAAAATCATTATCAAAAGGTTCTGACAAAGAGGGCAAACTCTTAACAGATCAGCTTTCTATCCCTGGATTAGAAAATTTATATGGTGAGGAAGAAGATGCCGAAGAAATTTCTCACGATGTAGTTTTCACTTCAAATTTGACCCTTGAAGATTACAGCAAAGAAGAAGCAATGGAAAAAGTTCGACAAAAATTCCCAGATACACACGTTGATGTTGTTGTAAATGGTATTGATGATAGAGAGTTTTTTGACGAAGAAAAAGACATAGAATTATAACTTGCTTGCATCTCTACAATGAAGTAGAATGTGCATATGGAAACTTCAATTGTTGATGTAGTTATCGGTATGCAGTATGGTGATGAAGGCAAGGGCAAAATAGCCAATCAAATGGCTGCATCAGGTGAATATGACTACGTTGTCCGTTTTAACGGTGGAGGAAATGCTGGTCATACAATTTACATCAATGGAGAGAAAATTGTTACGCATCTTGTTCCTTGTGGCGTTCTGCATGGCATTCCTAGTGTCATTGGTAATGGTTGTGTTATCAATACGCAAAAATTATTTGACGAACTTGCGTATCTTGAAGGACTTGGATTCAATACATCGCTTTTAAAGATTGCAGAAAACGCACACATAATTACCCAAGAACATATTGACGAAGATTCCAAAGATACAACTATTGGAACAACTCGCACTGGAAATGGCCCTTGTTATAAAGACAAAGTTGGTCGCACAGGTCTTCGTGCTAAAGATGTTCCAGAATTGGCACCATATCTTGTTGATATGCACAGCCTTATTCATTCTTCACCCAAGAAATTTTTAGCTGAAGGTGCTCAAGGATATTGGCTTGATATTGACTTTGGTGATTATCCTTATGTCACTTCATCAAACACTGGAGTAGGAGCAGTATTAAACAATGGTTTCAATTATAAGCAAGTACGGGATGTTGTCGGGGTTATCAAGTGTTATTCTACCTATGTTGGAGCTAAAGGATACCAAAAAGATGACGAGCGATTTGAACAACTCAGAGAAATTGGTCAAGAGTATGGAGCCACAACCGGACGACCAAGACAAATCGACTGGCTAAATATCCAAGAAGTCATAACTGCTTGTCAAATGAATGGTGTTACAAAGCTTATTATCAACAAAATGGATGTTCTTCGACAAGTTGACAGCGCTTGGAATTATTACGAAAATAATATGTTGATTTCTTGTGCAAATGAAGATACATTTGTTTCTAATATTTGGAAAGAAGTTGGAATGGTTCTTCCTGGTGTATTTATCCAATTTCAAGGACAACTGCATTGAAATTTAAGTTGAATAAGGCAGAACATCTCGTTTGTTTTGCCTTACTTAATAAAATCGAAAAATCGAAGCTATCTATGCGTGAAAATAAAGCTGCATCAAGTAGTCTTATTTTTCATTCAATTGATGGGAAGCTTTACGTACAGACAGAAAACAATTTCTGTTGTTCAAAGTTTTTACTTACAAATGTTCAACCTACAGAAGATGGAACATTTGGCTTAGACGTGTCTTCTTTTTTCAATGCTTTAAATAACTTTCCAACAGAAGAAGTTCAATTTATTTATAGCCCTGCCGACAATTTACTCATCTTTGGAAACAAGAAAACTAGAGTATCTTTGGCTACCGTTCCTGTTGATAATTTTATTGTTAGTTTTTCTCAAGATTTAGAAACGCTAGATATTACAGCAGATGATTTTGTTCACAGTATAAAAATGACTTCATTTTCTTGCGCACCTGATTTTGATGAACATCCTTACACTTCTATTCTTTGGTTTATAGAAGATGGAAAAATAAACACTCAATCTTCAGACAAGCATAGAATTAGCGTGTTTGGTAAAAAATATGAATTACAACAATCTTATCTGATTTCCAAAACAATTTCAGATGTAGTTCTTTATTATATTGAAAAAATACCTGGCATCGTTTTCTCTCTTTATAATAGCAAAATTTATTTGACCTGGAATGGTGGAGAATTATCTTGCAATCTTGAGAAAAATACTTACGAGAAGATCTTTTCAAACTTCAATCAATTTTTCAGTGATCAATTTTTTCTTTCACTCGATTTAGAAAAAGATGCATTGGTAAAGAGTGTTAAGTTTGTATCCAATATTACAAATTCTCATATGATAAACTTAACTCTTGACATCAACAAGATCGTGATATCAGCAACAAGTAATGAAAAAAATGCTGTTGTAGATACCATTGAAGTTGAAAATTATGAAATTTTATCTGTATCTTATGTTTCTTCTCATTTGATAAGAGTTTTGGATTTGCTCGATAGCAAGAAATTAAAACTTAATTTTATAAAGCATAATGATTTTATTTTATTGATGCTCGAAGCTGAAAACTTTAAGCACATTCTTTTCCCAATGGATTAATATGTTTCCAAGAATTTATTACGGATCAACAACTCTAGCATTGAATAAGATCAAGGAAGAATTCCCTGGTCTTATTCTTCTTATTGATAACAATGTTGAAAAGATAATTAATAATTATTCTAAATTCTTTGATAATAAAAATGTATATATTCATACAAATATTTCTAATGAAGATATCAAGCTTATTCAAGAAAAGAGTGAGAAATTAGGCAGCAATCACGTCATTTTGTATGAAGATGATAGTTTTGATGGAAGATTGTCTCTTATAGCAAAAGCCAAGAAGAATAACTTGATTTTTGATTGTAGTTATCCACTTGTCGGAGATTTCAATGCACTCAAACGTCATATAAATAATTATGTGTTAAAAAACAACGCAAACATCAATGGTGAGACTTTGAATCATCTTGTTGAGGTCTGCCCTGTATTGCGTATCAAGTCTAAGCAATCAGGCAGTAAGAAAGAAATTATCTGCTATGACATTGATATTCTTTTCAAGGAATTAGAAAAGATAATTTCTTACACAGACAAAATATTTCTGCGTGACATCCAAAATGCGTCTTTCAATGAAGAATGCGACATATTCGAATTTATCGAACAACTGATGAATAAGAATTTGGATTATTGCTTGACAAAAATAGATCTTCTTATTGATTCTATGGGAGAGCAAGGATTCTTACTTGTCTTATTAAGTCAATTAAACTTTATGCTTGTTATATCAGAGACTAATAAGAAATATCACCACTTTACTGAAGTTCAAGAAAAAGTTGAATTACGGGATTTGCTGGGCAAGTATTTAAGTGATGAATACAAAGAGCCTACTTTCACAGTGAAAGTTCAAAATCCCATAAGAATTCGTATCCAATCGAGCAAAGATAATATGTACAGCCCAGCGCAATACTCGAAAATGATTACTTTGCTTGTTGATAGTATTATTGATTTACGCTCAAATGGTTCAGTCAATCATTCAGTTCCCATTCTAATTTCAAAACTCACCTCTGTATAATCTCTGTATGGCCGAGAATAATTACGATGAGATCAACCAGCTTTTACATAAATACAAAGCTGGAAATGAAGAAGCACTTTTTGAATTATATGAATTCTATAAACCTCTCTTTATTTCATCAGTTAAAAGAATTGTTCAAAAAGAATCTCGGCTTTCTTCGCATAGAGAAGATATTTTAAGTGATTCTATATTTGTTCTCAAGAAATTAATCGACCAATATGATCCAAAGTTATCTTATTTTTCTTATTTCTTATCAACAAGAATAGACATAAATTTATTCAGATATACCGCTGATAAATATTTCCCAAAAGAAGAAATTTCAGATGATGATTATTTTCCTGAAGAATATGAAGATCCATTTAATAAGATTGACAATGTAATTTGTATACATCAAGCTATGGATCAATTGAGTGAAAAAAGCAAGGAAGTAATCCAAGTCTATTTCTTCGATGGATTAGATCAAAAAGAATGTGCTGAAACTCTAGGTATTACTCAAGGGGCTTTTTCAAAAAGATTATCAAAAGCCCTTGAACAAATGAAACTAATTCTTGGTGAAGATTTCTTATTTGATTAATTTTCTGTAATTGAAAACGCTAGCAATTTTGTCTTCTTTTCTTTCTATAGTAATATCAACTTGTTGATCATCTTTTTCTGCATCATCAAAGCCTGGAAAATTGCCAGGTGGTCTTCCAGTACCTTTATATCTTGGAATAATAACGTCAATCTTTCTGCCACTCGGGATAGGCTCTGTTTGTTGAATTTGAAATCTTGCGTGTTGTTTAATGTCTTGTGCTGTTGGTGGTTCTTGTTTTTTAGCTTCTTCACGTAATTGCTGATTTTCTACTCTTTGATCTTCGCCTTGAGGATTAATTGTATCTGTTGTAAGTAAGCCATCTGCTACAGCTTTCGCAATTTTGCTATAGTAATCTGCTAAATATCCCTCAACTACAGCCTCAGATACATCTTTCACATCAAAGATAAGCATTCTCCCTGATTCAACTAAATTTGTTTCAACTTCTTTTAATTCTTTTTCGAGTTTGGTTCTTTCAGAAGAATAAATAGGGGTAGATTCAATTTGTTGAGCTAATTGATTTTTCTTACCAATCAACCCTCTTCTATAATCACGTCTTCCTTGAATTTGAAAAGTCTCGTGAAAAATCATTTCCAATCTGTTTCTTTGACGCTGTAATTTTTTATTAATTACTTCAAGAGGATCAGTTAATGTAATTGTTTGTCCTGTAGATGAGGTGTAAGTTCCAAATCTACCAGTCTCCATATCTTCAAGTAATCTTTTAGCATTTGTTCCACCTGACATCAAGTGAATCATTTCATCCTGGATATCTAGAATCCATTGTTCTTTGGCAGCTTGATAGATTTTTGGATCTGCCATCAATTTTCCAATATGAGCATCAAAGATTCTAGCCAGATAAGGTATATCTCCGTGAATTCTTGCATATAGTTCAGAAGGATCAGATATGTAAGCTTCTTCAGGAGTCAATTCTGGATTTAAAGCTACAGAATCTTCCATCATCAAATCTCCAGATTGAAGATACTGTAATGCGTGAGCTACTTCGTGTCTTTTAGTGGCTTCAAGATAATGATTAGCATCCATTCCAATATTTTCAGCTAATTTTCTATGAAAAGCTAATTGAGACCATATATCTGTTTTGATAATAATTGCTGGACGTGGACCCATATCTTTTGTTGGAAATTTAGGTACAAATAATCCACCCCATTTCTCATCAGTAAAATCTACAGGACCTATTTTTAATTTAGGCACATTATTTTCTCGCATAAAATTCTTTAAGCTATAAGTGCTAAATTCTACAATCACCATTTGATCAGCATATTTACTTATATCTTCAGTACTTACGCCAGCAAATGGAGCTTCTTGTTGCATACGATCTTCATATGACTGTTGGAACTTTGAAAATATTTCATCAGACTTTTCTTTTTGTCTTTGTTCGCTTTCAGACATACCTTGTGGTGCTGGGTCTCTTTTTGGTCCTTTTCCGTAAGCATAATTAAAAGCAGTGTCAGAAGCTTTAATTATTTTTATAACTCCTTCTTGTTGTGCTTTTTCTAAAAGAGCAAAACCATCAGATTGAATTCTGGCTTTTGCAGCTTTGCCTTTTTGTTGAATTTGGTTTTTAATTTCACTGCCAAGGCTGTCTAATAAATTAACATCAAATTTTTCATAATCTTCTGGATTTTTATCTAAATAATTTATAATAACTTGTGGTTTTGCAATTCCCTTGATTATAAATAAAGGAGAGCATTGATCACCTTTACTATCAATAAGATCCATAAATTTTTTGAAAGATTTAAGTTTTCTTATTAATAAAACATCTTGATCAAAATCATACTCACCGATACTTGAGTATAACTTTTCTGCTATATTTTGGCAAAATCTATCGTACTGTGGGTATTCATCGATTTTTACAGCTACGTTAATTTGAGTTTTGTTTGGAAGATAGTGAAGCATACTTGCAACATCTACTTGATCAAAATCTTTCAATAATAACTCAAAAACAATTTCTAAAATTTTGCTTTCGGTAATACCTGAAAAAATGTATTCTTTGATGTTTGGAAAATAGAATTTTCCCTCTCCACGTCTAATTAAATTTACAACATTTTCTTGATTTTGAAAATATTCTAATTCTGGTCTGGCTTCAAGAAGTTGATAAACAAGCAAGTTTCTTTGTTGAGAAAGAGGATATCCTAGTAAGTTAACATCATCTCCACGAATGATAAACATAGCTAGTGCCTCATTCATACTCGTGCCTTTTTTCAAGAGTAAATTTAATGTGGTAAATCCCATACCAAGAGTGCTATTGACAGATGATTTTACTTTGTCAATATCTGGAATTCTATCACCAAGTTCTATGCCATTTCCGCCTCTTGATTTTATATATTCATTGAGTTTGCCAAGAAAGTCTAATACTTTCATCATATCTGTATTAGCAGAACTTCCTTGTTTTTTCATTTCATTATCAATAAATTTTGATAAATTATAAGAAAAAATTGAAATGTCAGACAAAGTACTGCCGTCATTTTTCGCTTTCTCAAGATATTTATCAATAATTGAATCACCAGTTCTGCCCTTTTCTATATCTCCTATAAACTTGAGCATAGCAGTCATAGTAGGGTTTTCATTTGGATCGTAAAATGAAAAATCTTTGAAAGTTCTAGAGAAAGAGCCAGCCCACAAAACTTCTTTAGTAGATAAAACGTCCCAGGCTGTTGCAGATTCGATAATTTTTGAGTACCACATATATTTTTTATTTTACAAATGTACTAATTTAACCTTTGGAATATATTTTTGAAATTCTCGTATTATACTAATATGTTCCACAAAAACCTCTACGACTTTTCAAGCACGTCTAGAGGTTTATTTATTTAAGTCCTTTTGTTGGTGGGGATCAAAAAAATCTAAGGGAGATAAGATAAGTGTCTGAAAATAACACAAATGACATGATTTACAACTGGCGCAATGAATTAAAGTCACATAATGATGGTGTTTTCGTTGTTGCCAATAGTCAAGCTCAAAAATACAAAAATCAAGGTTTTGAAAAGTCCGAAGTTGTAGAATTACTTGCAGCTGATAATTTTGATTTAGACATTGCAAACAGAGTAGCTTCTAAATTATTTGATAGTGCTGAAGAAGTTGCACAAAATACTGCTATCGAAGTTGCTGTAGTCCCAACAAGATATTCTGACTGCGCTCCTATTATTGAAAGATCTTTGACCAAATTATCTGCGAAGGAATTTGTCAAGAGACTTTGCACTGGTCCTCATTCAATTGTAAAAACTGACGAAAAAGGGCTTGGATTTTGGTTAAGAATTACTGAAGCTGCTAAAGAAAGTAGAACTGGAAGAGGAAATCTTCATGCATCTTTAAAGCCTTTTATTGAAGAAACACTTCTTAACAATGTTCTTTTAGCACAATCTCAAGAAGCTCAAATTAAAACAGCTTCTAAAAATAAATATGTTGTATCCATGAAGAAGGGAACTGCTGAAGTTGATTTGACAAATGCAACTTCATCCAGTGATAAATTTATAGGCGGGAATTATGTTGATTTTGGTCTTGCTGACGAATTTATGGTAAAAGCTGTAGATACAGTTTCTCCATATCAAAGACTCAAAAGAGCCTTAAAAGACTAATTTATATCCTAACAGAAAGAAACAAGCCGCATTTATGCGGCTTGTTTTGCTTGTATAACTAAAGAAATGGAATCGAAAAAAGAAACTGTAGATGCTCTTATTGTTCCTGATGAAGGACCCAAGAAACCATCGAGAATGTTCAGGGATTTGAAAGAAGGCGATAAGCCATTAATGCCTCTTCCTCCTGACAATATGAGTGATATATCTTATCCTCAATTCATAGAACCTAGATGTGCGATTTGTACTTCACCATTTAGAGATTTAGTAGAACACGTATATTTAGACAGTGGAAGAAAAAATCAATCGGTAATTAGATTTTTCCATCAGTATTTTGATGCACAGATGAACTGGATGCAAATTAATACTCATATGGAACAACACTGTGATTTCAAAAAAATCTCAACTTCTGGTCTTAAGAACTACGAACAAAGAGAAGAACTTATCGCTCCATGGATTTTTCGTGAACATCAATTAGCCCTTACTGCTTTACTTGTAGAACTTGATGATGTTCGTGGCATTGACTGCTCTAAAAATAATGACATGAAACTTAAAAGAGCAGCTATGGTTGAGAAATTAATTTCTAAAATTCTCAATGTCAAAGACTCGAGAGATAATCGTGGAATCTTTGACATCAATATATTTGAAATTTTAGCTAATCTTCACGAAAAAATGGAAAGTGAAGCAGATAAAAGAATTATCAGAGAAGAAATTGTAGCTTTGAGAAATAAGATCCAACAAGATAATTAATGAGAAAGCCAACTCCAGTCGTTAAATCTTCAAACGAATTACGAAGTCAATTATTACAGCAAGCAAATTCAGTTACAGAATTATTCAAAGGCACGGAATATGCCGAAGATTTTGTAGATGAAATTGCTCCTGCTACAAGACAAGAAGTAGCACCTCCAGTCAAACCTCCTAAAGACAGATTTAACCCTGACCAAATTGTAGACATTATTACATTTATTGAACATCCATATTTTTGTAATCTAAGACCTTATCCTTGGCAAAAACTTATACTTAAATGTTTTTATATGGGGCAAGAAGGCAATACTAACCTTGTAATAAATGAATCTGACAATCAAGAAGATTGCAAAGGATGTGTTTGGGATTATATCCAAAAGAACGAAAATGAATTTTTAAAAGCCCGTGCAGAAAAAAGACAATTCAAAACAATTTTCAATGTCGTCAATTCACCTTGTCTTCAATGTAAGCGTCTTAAAAATGAAGTTAGAGATGAAAGATATAAATTTGCAAAAGATGAAGCAACTAACCCAGATGCTGAAAGACAAGTTGAGGTATTAGAAGCAAGACCAATAATTGATGCTTTTCAAAGTGAATTCGACTTACTTTATTCCGAAGAATTTGACCCAAAATTAAGGATGCAAGTTCAAGAAAAATGCAAAAAAAGATATAAATTTGAAGAATTAGTTTTAGTGCTTGGCAGACGTTCGGGTAAGTCATTCCTTGTGTCTGCTATGGCTCTTTATGAATTATATAGATTGATTTCTATGGGTCACCCTCAAGCTAGATATGGCTTGATGGAATTTGATGAAGTTGTTCTTCTCAATGTTGCTCGTAATGAAGAACAGGCTAAAAAAGCAATCTTCTCAAAAATCAAACAAACAGTTCTAGCTTCTCCATTCTTTGCTCCTTATATTGGCAAAGATACAGAGCTTGAAATGCGATTTTATACAGAACATGATAGAGAAGAGAATGTAAGAAGAAAAGAGCAAAATATCAATCTTTTTGCGGGTTCTTTGGTATTGCGATGTGGTAGTAGTAATGCTTCAGGTCTTGTTGGTTTAACTTGTTGGGCAATTATTATGGACGAAGTTGCTGCTATGGCTGGAGATAATCCTGAATCTGGTGTTGACTACGCTCTTTATGATGACTTAAAGCCATCTCTTGCTACATTTGGTAAAGATGGCAAAATGATGCTTCTTTCCAACCCTAAAGGTCCTCTTGGGTTGTTATATGATCTTCACGAAAATAGACAAGAAGATCCAACAACTCTTGTGATGAGACTTCCTACTTGGCTTACAAATCCAAACATTGACAAAGAATGGTTGGATGGGCAAAAGAAGAAAGATCCTCAAGAATTTCAGATGCAGTATGGAGCTGAATTTGGTGCTTCATCCTCTGACCCTATGTTTAATTCTGAAGATATAGACAGAATGTTCGCTTCAATGTCTATGGTCAAAAGAAAAGAAATGGCAGAGGGACATTTTGAATATTTTTGCCACTTAGACCCTGCCAGAACGTCAGACTACTACGCTCTTGTAATTGCTCATACTGAAAATATGTATGGTCAAATTGGGCCTGATTTTCAACCACTCAAAAGAGTTGTGATTGATCATGTACATTTTTGGAATCCTAAAACTAAAAATCAACCTGTAAAAGAAAGCGAAGTTGAAGATTATGTAATCGATTTACATCATAAATTCAAATTCAAGCAAGTTTCTATTGATCAATGGAATTCTCAATCATCATTAATTAAATTGCAATCAAGAAGAGTCCCAATTGTAGAGCGCCAATTTAATAAAGAATACAAGGAAAAAATTTACACTGAATTATCACAATTAATCCGTGATGACCGAATTGATATTTATGATTTGCCTGGTGGAGAATATAGAGATTTAGATAATAGGCTTATATCTTTAAATGAAATACAAGAAGCAAAAATTCAATTTTTATTTTTGCAGAAAAAATGGAAAGGCAAAAGATATTACATTGAGGCACTTTCTGGATATAAAGATGATATTTGTGATGCAGTCGCTGCTGTAGCATTTGAATGCTTAACATCTAAAATTATGATTAGATTGCCAAGATCAAAAATGGTCAATTTAAATAGAAGATAAAGGTAATTATTTTTATTTATAAGAACAATTCATTATGTCTAACAATATCAGAACAGCTCAATTTGGTGGTGTAGGCGGTGGAGGGAATGGAGCTCCATTTCAGCCTGGTGGTAGTCCTATCGGTCGTGGTGGTGGAAACCGAGGTGGACATGAAATCAATTTATACGTAGACGAAGATTCAAGCTTCGATAAATTGTTAAGACGTACCCATATTGAACCTGATACAAGAGATGTCAATATAGAGTCAAGATTGACTCCACAACATAAAAATTATGAAGAATTAATTCCTTACGAACTTACTCCTGAGGAAAGATTAAGAGCTAAATTTAGAGCTCAATTACATAATTACAAAAAATCTTTAGAAAATGCAGCAAGCGACTTAATGAAAAATAGTCCAGCATATATACGAGATCATTATCAGCCAAAAAAAGAGCATATGATGACTATGGAGCAATCCTTAGAAGATCGTCATAAATACAATAAAGATTTCAAATATCCAAGAGAAGAATACAAAGATCCAGATAAGCCAGAAAGATTACATTTTGCCATTTCAGATAAGTCAATAAATCGTATTGCAGAAGACTATGAAATTGCAAGAAGAAACAGGATGACAAAAGAATATCCTGAAGAACGAAATGAATTTGATGAAAATCAATTTAGTTATGTTCCAATTGGAAAAACTCCCATCCTAACTCACGGTGAAGATTTCAATGATTATATAAATCATTTGATGATTGAAAAAACTCCAAATGAAGATGGATTCCAAGAGTATGGCTTGAAAGACACTTTATTGTCTTACCCTGATCCTGATACAAAACCAAATATATATGCGCCAAAAGATATTGCCCCTAAATCAGAAGCAACAAAAGATATTGATCCTTTCGTTTCTTTTGAACAGCAATTGAATCCAAAGAAAAAAGATACAAATTATTTAGATTTTATCGATCCTTCAAACAAAGAACCTAAAGGCGTTGAAGAATCGTATCCAGGATCTGCATTCTACGGGATATCGGGTCATAGTCTTTAAAGGTTCAAAATCATGAATGCTAAATCAATTCAAACAATTATAAAAATATGTTCAAGATTGGATAAATCTGGCGAATACTTAAAGTCAGATAAGTTGTTTGAAAAAATTGCACAATATTATCCACAGCAATCAATAACTCAATCTCCAAATGTTTCTTTGGTTCCATATGAGGAAATAGAAGAAGAAACAAAACAAAATGACTATTGGAGACAAAAAATAAATCCTAGAAAAGTTCCAAAAGAATATATGGATTTGGGTGGAGAAGCTGATGGTGCAAATATAGAAGGACAATTACATGGTCCTGATAATGTTCCTGGTCCTGCTTATGTAGACCCAGGTAATCCAGCATCAAGCCCATCTATGGCAATTCATAGCGGAGCTGATTTGTGCGATAAATTTTCTTGGGAAGAAACCTATCAGAAAAATGTTGATGAAGGAAATGGTTGGAAAAATAGATTACCAATTAGATAAAGGAATAAAAAATTATGCCTATACCAATTAAGCCAGTACACTCTTTAGATTTGCATGCAGAATTATTTGACGGACCATCAATGGAAGGTCTTGGACTTTCTGATATTCAAATTCAACTTCTTGGTGTTTCACAAGCTCCTAAAAAAGCAGAAGCAGCTAAATTAAGTGAAAAATATTTGGAAATGCTTAAGTCAATTGATGCAAATACAGATGCTTTAGTTACTGCTGCTAGCTATGTTGCTTTACACAAAGACAGCAAAGTATGTGGAGTTCCTACTGAAATTTCTGATAATGATCTTTTAGCTATGAAAACTGCTGGATTACTTACAGGTTATGGTAGATCTGTAGAATTGACTGAAAGAGCAAGATTAGCATTACGTGATCATTATTTGAGCATAGATAATGTTAATGAATTTAGAAAGCAAAGAACCAAAGATAGATTTGATCTTGAAGACGCAAGAAGTGTGAAAGCATCTTCAAATAAATTTAAAAAAGTTGGTTCATGACTCACTAATGAAGAATTCCGTGATGAATTCGATGTTAGGTTTGTAGCAGATACTGATAAATTACGAAGTAAAGGATTGATGCATGCAGAACCTTTGGGAGAATATGAAGTAGTTTATTTTACTTTTGATTATCCTGATTGTTATTCTTTTTGGAATAAGAATGTGTCATTTCCACTTTCTTTAGCTTTTTTAGACAAAAATCATAAGATTGTGGACTTTAAAGATATGGAAGCAGATGATCCAAAATCTGTTTCTCCAGATTCTAACAACGTTGTATTTATTGTAGAAGCAAATAAAGGCTTGTTTAAAAAACTAAAGATTGGTATTGGAGACAAATTGCTCTTGAAGGGCAAGAAACTAATTTTGAGTAAAAAAACATAAATAGATGCATTAAAGGAATTTGAGCATTAAATTTAGAAATTTTCTTAATGTATTTTTTCTTGAGGAGAAAAATTAATTATGGCAGATAGAATTTTCCCAAACAGATTTCAAGAAGATCCTCTTGATTCTGACTTGGTTTTCCAAGGAATTGATTGGGACAACTTTAATCAAAGATTAGCTGAAGCCAAAGAGCCTAAAGAGAACAAGGGTCTCAAAGCTCTTATCGACGCTATTGGTGATGAAGAAGTCGATAGATTACAAGGCGAAGATCACGATGATCATGACGCTGAATCTGGGATGGATCACAAATCAGGTATGGGCAAAGAAGCCAAGAAAGGTCTTCCAGAAGGCTTGAGAAAGTGGATGGAAGAGAATGGCAAGGGCAAGAAGAAGTCTGAAGATTCTGAAGATGAAGATGAAGACGAAGGTCATGATGATGAAGAAAAAGCTGACAAAGGTCCTATGAAGAGAAAAGGTCCTAAGTCTAAAGCTGAAAAGAAGGCTTTTCACTTCAACCATGCATCACAATTATCAGCTGAAGCAGTAGAAGCTGCTGTAGCTGCTGGTGATGAAGATCTCAAGAATGCTATCCTTGCTGCTCGTCATGATAGAAGAGTCAGATTAGCTGGCAAAATCGAGCGCCAAGTACAAGCACAACAAGAGGCAAATGTAAAGCTTGCACAAAGAAAAGCTTACAGAGAATCCTTGGTTCAAAGAGTTGCTGAAAAGATGGAAGAAAAGAAAGAAGCAGCTATGGACAAAGAATGTGAAAAATGTGGCGGAGTTTATGCTGGCAAAAAATGTGAATGCGGAAAGGATTCAGAAATGAAGGAAGTTAAAGCATTCTCATCTGCTGCAAGAAGAGCATTTGCTGCTAAGGCTTTAGCAGAAGGTTTCCCAATTGAGTATGTAAATGCTAGATTAGGCGAAACATCCACACCTGAAGTTGACAATTTATCCGATATCAAGAATGTTCTTGCTTCTGGCCTTGAAACAAATGTAAAGGTTGCTGCAGCTTCTTCAATGATCAAAGTTGCAACCCTTTCAGATGCAGACTATTCCAGAATTATTGATTACTGGAAAAATGAACTTGGTTATGGTGATCAAGAGTGGATTGATGCACTCTTCACCAAGAAATACGACAAGTAGTAAAAATAATCCTCAAGAAAAATAGTCCCAGGGCTTTTGCCCTGGGACATTCTTGAAAAGTAACAACAGGATAATAAACATGAGCAGATTTAGAAAAGTATCAGAAATCGAAAATATTCCAACATTCTTGGAAAAGAGATTCATTGGCGCTCAAGTTGAAGTTGAAGAAGATCCTTATGCAGAGTTAAAAAGAAATTCTACGGCCAACAGACAGTCAATCTCTAAACAAAATATTGGTTTTACAAAAGAAGCAAATAATATCAATAAATCTTGGGAAAAAATTCAAGGTCCATCTACTTATCAAGACTTAAGAGAAACCTCTATGGAAGAAAGAATTTTATCACAGGATTTTGGTGCAATCAGAAGAGCTGGATCACAATTTGATTCTGGTGAGACTGCAAGAACTACAACTAGTGGTTTAAAAGCATTTTCAGCAGATGAATATATGAATGCAATGTTGTCAAGATCTGCTTCTATTTTCAACCCTGATATGATTGCAATTTCTGAAGAATTCTTGAATTCTCAATCTTCTACAAGCGAGCAATCGATTATTGAAAATCAAAGAGTAAGAGAAGCTAAAGCAACTCGTCATAAAGCTTGGGAAGAAAGCCAAATAAATAACTTGAGACAATCTTCTGTAGTTTCCTCAAGAGCACATTCAATCTTAAGAACATCATCTGACAATGAATTCAATTCTACATTTGGAATGATAGATCCATCTGCTCTGGATTCTAGAGAATCAATGAGAATTGCAAATCAAGAAAAGATCAGAAATGAAAGATTAGCAATTAAGAAAAATATTCAAAATGACATGAACAGTAAATCTCTAAATAGAGCTAAAACTGTTAATGAAATTTATAATAGTATTGACATAAACTTTGACGATTTAGATTAATGAATAAACTGTCTCAAATTGAACCACCTTTAGCTTCAAATCCTGCAAATGGGATTAACAATATTCCCTTGAGTGGTGAAAATGCCGAAGGTGTAACCAAAGATGAAATGAGACAGTTGATGAACAAGGTCAAATCTGCTAATGAGAACTACGGTGAACTTTCAGATGAAGTTACTGTCATAGCAGACAGAGTGCAAGATGAAAGCTTAAGACATCAATTATATAAGTTATCTAAAGCACTAATTATGTCAAATAATAGTAGAACAAGAACTAAAGATCCAATTACTCAAGAATTAGATCCAAGCTATTCTGATATAGCGAATAAGATTGAAGAAACTTATTTATCCGAGGCTAAAAACGTGTACAACAATTCAAAAACAGCACAGGTCAAAAAGAAAAAGAAAACTAGAGGCAATCCATTCCGTGTTTTAATGGGTAAAGTGGGTAAATTGCTTGATCACGGTGTCGAAAAGAACGATATTGTTAG